AGAAGTTGTTGACCAAGTTGATGCATTGTTACCTTGGTAAGCAGGTCCTGCAATTTGTGTTGTTCCATTACCTTTACCAACTTGTCCATGTCCTAGAACTACTTGGTGATCTGCTGTTACAGTACCTACTGTGGTATCGTTTCCAATACAGGTGTTGTAATCTCCTGTGGTTAAATTATTTCCAGAATATCTTCCAAGGTTAGTATTATAAGAGCCTGTGGTTATCCCTGTTCCTGCTTCAATTCCTATAGCACTATTCCCTGTTGCTGTGGTAAGTCTGTAATGACAATTATGACCTATAGAAGTGTTTTGAGTTCCTGTTGTCGCAACAAGAAGGGAATTTGCCCCAAGAGAATTGTTAAGAGTACCTGTTGTTACAGCTTTCTGCGACTGAATACCAACAGCACTGTTAGAATGTCCTGTTGTATTTGCTCCTAAAGCATGAACTCCTAATGCACTGTTACTATGACCTGTACTATTAGCATCTAGAGCTAAAGCACCAACAGCACTATTGCTTGCACCTGTGGTAGTTGCACCTAAAGTAGCGACACCAACTGCTGTGTTGTTAGATGCTGTTGTATTAGCATCTAAACAGTTTTTACCAACTGCTGTATTGTTACCACCTGTTGTATTTGCAATCAAAGAACTATCACCGATTGCTGTATTGTTAGTTCCAGTCGTATTAACTGCTAAAGATGCATATCCAAAAGCTGAATTGTTAGTGCCTGTTGTATTAGTATACATAGTAGAGTCACCAAAAGCTGAATTGTGAGTGCCTGTTGTGTTACTACCTAAAGATTCACCTGCACCAAAAGCTGAATTCCGAGTGCCTGTTGTATTGGCTTTTAAAGCAGTATAACCAACTGCTGTATTATTATCACCAGTAGTAATTGCAGTACCTGCTTCATCTCCAACTACAGTATTATAATTACCACTACTTGCAATAGAGTTACCTGCATTGACACCTATTCTTACGTTAGATGTGCCTAATGTTGGTGTGCTTATTGAACCATCTGCTGAAATCTGTAATCTATCAACCCCTGCTGTTACAAATCTTAATATGTCTGTTCCACCTCTATAGATACCCATATTAGTATCTGAATTAAATGTTAATGCAGGTGCTGATACAGTTCCATCATCTAGTTGTAATGTGCCACTTAAAACAAATTTATCATTTGTCTGGTCTAATTCAGCAAACTTTATCCAAGCATCATTATCTTCATTTCTGATATATATGATATTTGTGTCGGTTTCATACCACCACATATTGGCAAATGTTGTACTTGGTGCAGTATCTCCAGAATTATTACTGGCTAATGCTTGTAATGCTGTATTCAAATCGGCTCTAAAAGCAGGAAAACCTTGGTTTGCTATTGTAAAATCATTTTGTGACATATTTTATCCTCATGATGCTAATTCTCCATATCCTCTTACTACATAATCGAATGTTCTGTCTATTGTAGCATTAGAACTATTAAAAAACTCTATTGTAAAACCTGTAGCACTTTTACTTGTTATAGCATAGTAATCTCCACTTGCCAAATTGCTTGCAGAAATACCTACACCAGAAATTGCTTTAAATGCAGGGCTAAATGTAACTGCTTTTCCAGATGTACTTGTTGTGCTTGCTATATCTGTTTGTGAATATACCCTATCTGGCATGTCTACAGTTACTGATAATTGTGTAACTTTAGGTGTTGCTTGCACATCTTGACTTAATAAAACTGCTCTAAATTTAAAACCCCTACCAGTATAATCACCCACATTAAATTTCTGAAATGCAGTATATGTTGGTGAACCACTTGCAGGGTCTTGGTTTGTCTTTGCTATTTGTAATTCAACATTAACATCTCCATAAGTTGCTGTATCTCCATCAAATACACCTGCTCTATCATCAAATGATCCAGAAGCATCATCAAATAAATTTACATAATCAACTCTTTGAGAAAGAACTCTAGCTGTAATTCTATTTGTATAAATACCACCAACATCTATATAGGTATCAAAATTATAAGTTCCAGAAGAAAAAACAGAACCTGCACCACCATCAAAAGAACCTAAAGCATCATCAATATTACCTGTTATATCTTCAAAATCATTTGTAGTGTCTAAAACTAAAGCACTGCCAATATCAACAACATTTGATTTTGCTCCTGTAAACCCAGTATGCTGAGTAGATGTTGCCACTAAATTTAAATCTTTTATATTATCAATTAATGTGACGTTACTTGTGGCATTTAGTGAAGCTAGTCCAATTTTATCTACTGACCTCACAAAATAAGTTCCAGTTAATGCAGGAACTGTAACAGTATTAGCAGGTCTTGATACTTTATTAACTAGAGTTGTAGCATTACTGAATATTGCACTAGATGTTAATGGGCTATGTCTTATTATGTAATGTGATAAATCTAAATCAGCCACAGGTGTCCAACTTAAATGGGCTTCTGTTCCAATAATATTAACTTGAAAGTTTGTAACATCAGCAGGTGGCTCGGTCTTACCTATAACTTGGTGTTGTACTGATATAAAAACAGATCGACTTATTGAAGATACTGACCTAGCTCTAACATCATAAATAACGTTATCTTCTACGTTTGTAAGTTCAAAATTAGAACTCGCACCCCTACCTAGATTTATATAATTTGTATCTGTTGATTTTTTAGCTTGCACTTCAAAGTCTACAATAAATAAATCTGTTGCAGTCACATTAACTAATAATGTATTTATAGCTTCCTCATTAAATGATCTTAATATGTCTGTAACTGTTAAAACTGGTGCTTGTACTGTAAATGGGTTAGGTAATGTTGTATCCACTATTTCTTCTAAGGGTGATTGAGTACCAAAAGTATAATAGCTATCTTGATGTTCTGAACATTGCAAACTAACACTTTGATCTGCATTTAATGACATACCTTGAACTCTAAAAGGTTTTGCAGAAAATGCAGGTGTTGCATGAGTTATATTAACTATATCTCCTATAGACAATTCTAAAGCTGTGGCATCTGCTTTTATTGAAATATTTAAGCTAGACCTTGACCTTCGTAATATAATTTCAGCCATTTCTTGTGCTTGAAATTTATTTGTAAACATAGAAAAATCAAACTTTCCTTCTAACAATAAACCACCATCTTCAGCCTTCATAGTTTCAAACCTGTCTGCTGTAACTATTAATTCTGGGTTTTCAATAACTGGTGGGAATTGTGTTGAATCAGATTGATAATTTTTATCTGGGTTTATATAATTAACAATTACTCTATTATATCTTGAGTTTTTGTTTTTACTTAAAACTGTTATACCACCTAATATATTATCTTCTGTTAATGTTATTGATGCAGAACCACTTGATTCAACTAATATTTTATATTTGCCAGATGAAAAGTTTAAATAAGACCTTGAACCCCTCACTAAGTCTTTAACATTATCTATAGCTTTTCTTGATGTATCTATAACTATATTGCTATTCATTAAATCAATAGTATTTGCAGAAGTTGCATCACCAAAACCAATACCAAAAGCATTAATTAAAAATAAATCCCCACCTAAAGGTTCTATTTGTGTGTCACATACATCTGTTGCTGTTTGCCAATCTGCAAAATTAGTATCAAAATAACTATCAACTATGCCCATTCCAAATCTTTCGTTTCTTAAATAATCAAGCATTTGAAGTATTGGGTTATCTGAATATGCCCAAGTTGAACTATCATTTTGTCTATGGCTTCCACTCCCACCAGTTTTGGTAGTATCTAAATTAGGATTATAAACTTTTCTTCCTTTAATTAAGGCTTGCACGTTAGGTATTGATCCAAATTTATCTGAATTCCATTTAAATCTTAAAGCTATATAAGCCAAACCTTGCAATTTATGTTGTAGTGACCACGAATTGGCTTCTTGCAATAAAGAAGATGAACTTTGTGTATCTGAACCAAAATGTCCTTCTACAGTTATTAAACTTTCTGAATTTTCTGTATCATAAAAGTTTTGATCTGAATTTGTTACAGTTCTTTGGACATTATCAGATATTACACCAGATAAATTTACTCTCTTATCATTAACATAAAGGCAGGTCATTTCATGAATTTCGCCTTCACCTAAAACTAATGCCATATATAAATATTCGTTATCAGTTCCAGACGTTTCTAGAAAAACGACATTACCACCGACTTTTCTTTGACCATAAATTACATTAACACTTGCATTTGAACTAACTTTATTAACTAAAACCCCTTGTGCATTTCGGTCTGAATATAAAGCACCAAAATCTGGAATATCTGGCATAGGTATTAACCAACCTATAACATCTTCTATTATATCTGTTATGCCATCTACAATATCATCAATTATATCAACAATATCGTCAATCGGATTCCAACCACCCATTAGATTAATCTCCAGTTACTACCCATATTTTTAAAACCTAATTTTTCAAAAACTGGGTCTATATGTAAACCAGATGTAATTGATAAAACAATAGGTAAATCTTCTGAAACTTTTTTAACACTATCAATCAATAATTTTACTAATTTAAAATTTCTAAAACTTTTTTTAATATAGATAATTTGTATCTGCATTATTTGATCTTTACTAAAAAAATATTCAGATTTATTAAACATGCAACAACCTATTAATTCGTCATTATCTAAATCTTTCATTAAAAGTATTTTGCCTTTATCCATTACTGCATTAATAAAATACAAACCCTTTTTTTTATCTACTTCTGGATAATCAGCTTCACAATCTACGTTTTTATATTCTAATAATAAATTATATATAATTTCAATATCTGTTTTTTCAGCATAATATAAATTTGTGCTTGTCATGGTCTGCCCCATTTTATATCTCTAACTGTCAAAGCAGAATAATTCATGCCTAAATCACTTGGGAAAAATCTTTCCTGTGAATTATTTGTAGTACTTCTGCCACTAGTTTTGCTAAAATTACCCCAATGTGAGCTTAATGTTAAAACCAAAGTTGCAGTATTTGTATTATCAGAAACTTTAAATTGATCTATTGTTCCATAAAAAAATAAAAATGGGTCTGCTATTAGACTAAGACTGCTATTTAAATAACCTCTATAAATATAAACATTACTATTTATTATGTTTTCTGTTAATGCCAAAGCAACATAAGCTTGGTCTACAGCCGATAAACTTAAAGAAAGAGAGTTTTTAGTAGGTGCATTTGTTTCTTGTACCCCTGTAATTCCCCTAAAATGACCATTTGATAAATAAGTTCTTGAACTTCCAGAAATATTTGATGATAAATCAAAACTTGCATTAGTTAAATAAACTGGTGTTGAAAATTCTATATCAATTAATAATACAGGTTCAATGCTACCTGTAGCTAATTCTGTTTTAACTGCACTTGTTAATCCTCTGGGCATTATAAACTCTCAATTACATCAAACTCATAATTAAATAATAAATTTCCATCTTTATCAACTTGCCCACTAGCAAACTCTTGTGTGTCGCTGACAAGGTGAACATTAAAAGGCACTGAATCATAAGTAACAGAACTATCATTAGCCAGAGCAGTTCTTAAAGGGGGTTCTATGGTTACTGTTGAAGCATTACTTGATGAAGTTACATCATTTATAATCATATAGACTTTATCATGTGCAAACTTAATTAAATCACCTGCTTTTAATCTACCTGCCCCATTTCCTGCAAACCCATTTATAGCGATTGTAGTATCAGCTACTGCATGAACACCATTAACTAACAATGTATTTGTTTCATTACCTTGTGCATTTAAATAGCTTGGAAAAACTACAGTAAAATCTTCCCTTCTGGCTCTTTGCTTAATCATAAATGCCATAATAGGTGCAAAATCAGACCTTGTCATAAGTGGATAGGAAACTGTAAAGCTAAATCTTTGACCTTGAATTTGCCTTCTAAAGGTCTTGCCACTATCAGTTTCAGAAACCAAAGTCTTTTGATTACTTTTAAAGTTAATCGAATTAAAATTTGTATTTGGTAAAGTTCCACTCATATAATTGCCACTCTACCTTTCTCATTTACTGCACTATTAATCATATTAACTATAGTTCCTCGACTATTGACTAATAATTCGTTAAATCCTCTAGCATCTACTGTGCTTATATTAAAGTTTACTGTTACAGCTTTACCCATGCCACCTAGCTGACCATTTGGTACAACGTTTGATGCTCTATCTGGAACAACTAATTCTGCTCCTGCTTCTCCAACTAAATAAGGTTGCCCTTGGTTCATACGACCACCTTGTTTACGACCTTGATATTGTTGTGATGCTATTGTAGCAACTTGAACAAGACCAAAAGCCCCTATTGCTATGGCTAGTGGTATATTGCCACTTGCTAATGCTTTAGTTACACCTGTGGCTGTATTCATAATACCTTCTGCTATATTAAAGGCTTTATTTAATGCGAAAGCTTGTTTATTGCTTTTTGCCATCTCATTAAGCCCTTCCCTACCTACTTTTACTGCCAAATCAGTTTTTGCTTTACCAGACATTTTATCTAAATCTATTTCATTAGCCTTGCCAGATTTTATTAAATTAAAATTATCATTAAATAGTTTTTTCTGAATTTCCAATTGTTTTTGTGCTGTTTCATGAGCAAGGGTAAGTGTTTCATCTGCACTAATTCTTCTTAATTCAGCTAATAGTTCGTCTTGCTCCATAATTGCATTAAATTTATTTGTAAAAGCTTGTTTTTCAACATCAGCTTCTAGTTTTGCCATTTCCATAGCACCTGCTAATTTTTCTTCTTTTGAAAATGTATGTTCAAATGAACCCATAGTTGCATCTTGCCCAAGCATAGAAGGATCAGTCACTTTTGATTTTTCTTTATTTAGATTTTTAACTGCTTCTGTTTGGGCTATTATTCCAAGCGTATTTATGGCTCTTATTTCTGTATCTAAATCAATTTGACTTTGACTAAGCTTATAATTTTTTATTTCTTTATCTACTGCTTCTAATTGTCTTTTAAAATCTTTAATAGTACTATTGCTAGTAAAAATACTGTTCTTCTCGGCACTATCTAATCCTTCTAAAAGCACCTTTTTCTTTTTAAGCAATTCATTAAGTTTATTCATAGGGTCTATTGCTTTAGCATTGGCATCAGTAAGCATTGCTATACTTGTACCTACAGCTAATAAAAAACCAATTAAGTTAAGTTTTGATAATTTTGAAAATGCAAGCAAAGCCATTTTAGCTTTTCCAATATTCATTGCTAATGTTAAAAATGCTCCTGCCAACTTAAAGACAATAACACCCATACCTAGTGCTTTGAGTACTTCAAAATTATCTTTTAAAAAGACTACTGCATCACCTGCAAAAATTATTGCATTAGACAACCCTTTTCCTATGCTTTTAGCTATATCATCAAGGGTTTTTTTATTATCTTGTAAGGCATTATCTAATGCTCCAAATTCTTGTTTTAAACCTACAAAAAAACTTTCTGCTACTATCTTTTGAAAGTTAAAGAATTTATCACCAATCATAGAAAGAGTACCTTCTAGGGTTTCAGCTAAATCTTTCGTTGCACCTGCCAATCTTCCCTTACCACTAAAAACTCTTTCAAATGCTTCTGCTGTTTCTTCTGTTGATACTTTTGCACCTGCACTAAATCCTAATAATTTTTTTACACCCTTTTCTCTAAAAAGGTCTGCACTAGCTAAACCTGCTGAAAATGATCTTGATATTTGCTCTGATGTTGTTTTAAAATCTAAACCAGTAAGAGTTGCGACATTACCAGTAATTTCAAGCATTTTAGCTAATTCATCTGCATCTTTACTTACAACAGCTAAAACTCCTGCTCCTTGTTGTATTTGCTCTAAACTGAAAGGTACTTTTCCTGCAAACTCTGCCATAGTATCAAAAGCTTTTGCACCTTCTTCAACACTACCAAATAAAAATTTTAATCTAATTTGTAATGATTCAACTTCCTTACCAACATCTATAAACGATTTTATAGCAAGTCCTGCACCTAAACCAATAAAAGCATTTCTAAGATTAAAGACAGCATTTTTAACCTTATCAACACCTTTGGTCGCTGAATTCATAGCCTGTCTGGTCTTATCTTTGGCTATTATGTCTATATTTACTTGTTTGGTTGCCACTACCTACCTGCCTTCATTATTCTGTTTTGTCTTTCTTGTTCTTCGCTTTGAAGTTTATAGTATGCTATCCACATATTAAACTCTTGAACTGACATTTGCAAGATTTCGGCAACAGTCTTATGTAGTTTTTCAGCTAACCCAAATAAATTATGTAATTCTGGGTCACT